AAAAAGCGCTCTATTGCAGAGCACCTGATCAAGAACGCGGCGTTCATGGAGATTGAACTGGAAGAACTGCGCGAGGTGATCGCTGAAAGCGGTGCGTCTGAGGAATATCAGAACGGAGCAAACCAGCACGGCCGCAAAGCTTCCGCAGATCTGCAGGCTTACAACAGCCTGATCAAGAGTTACAACATGGTGAACAGCCGGCTGGAGGCAATGCTGCCGCCGGAGGATGACAATGATGATTTAGCGGAGTTCCTTGATGGATAACTATATCCTGGCTTATTACCAGCGGATCAGATCCGGAGAGGAACCGGCAGGAATATGGATCCGGTTATTGTATGAGATTATAGTTACCGGCATCGAGAACTGCACATATATTTTCAGCCAGAAGAAAGCGAACAACGCGATCAGGTTCATTCAGAAATACATGAAGCACAACAAGGGAAAGATGGGCGGACAGCTTCTTAAACTTGAACTGTTTCAGAAAGCGATGATTTCCTGCATATTCGGAGTTGTCGATCTGGATGGAAAACGCCAGTTCCGAGAAGTATTTATTGTCATGGGCAGAAAAATGGGAAAGACGCTGCTCATGGCAGGCATTATGGAATATGAGGCGTATGTTGACGGTGAATTCGGATCAGAGATTTATTGCATAGCTCCGAAGCTGGACCAGAGTGATCTGGTATATTCTGCATATGAGTACACCATGGAAAACACTCCTGCTTTCAAGAGCAGGACAAAGAAACGAAAAACCGACTACTATATCAAGCAATCGAATACAACGATCAAAAAAATAGCATTCTCGGACAAAAAGTCTGATGGCTATAATCCGCAGTTGACGATTGCGGACGAAATGAGCAGCTGGCCGGGGACCAGAGGACTGAAACAGTATGAGGTAATGATGTCCGGCACCGGCGCAAGAGAAGAGCCGCTGATGATTGCAGTCAGTTCTTCCGGATACGAAAATGACGGGATCTATGATGAACTGATGAAGAGATCGACATCATTCCTGCAGGGCAACAGCCGAGAAAAAAGGCTGCTGCCTTTTATTTACATGATCGATGATGTGAATAAATGGGATGACATCAATGAGCTGCGGAAAAGCCTTCCGAATCTGGGCGTTTCTGTATCTGTGAATTTTATCCTGGATCAGATCGACACAGCATATGAATCTCTGTCGAAAAAAACGGAATTTCTGACAAAGTACTGCAATATCAAGCAGAGTTCCAGCATGGCATGGCTTCGGGCTACGGATGTACAGAAAGCCTGCGGTGAACATTTTGAACTTGAGGATTTCAGAGGCTGCTATTGTGTCGGCGGTATTGACTTGTCGCGCACGACTGACCTGACGGCGGCGCTGATCGTCATCGAGAAAGAAGAACAGCTGTATATTGTTGCTCACTTTTGGCTTCCTGGGGAGAGGATCGACGAAGCGGAAGCAAGGGATGGAGTGCCGTACAAAGCATATATACAGAGGGGCTTCCTATCTCCTTCCGGAGAAAATTTTATAGATTATAAAGACTGCTTTCAGTGGTTTACTTCACTGATTGAGCAGTATGAAATCTATCCGCTAAAAGTTGGCTATGACCGATATAACAGCCAATATCTCACGCAGGAAATGAAGAACTATGGTTTCCATATGGATGATGTTTATCAGGGATTTAACCTGTCCCCGGTAATTGATGAGACTGACGGCCTGATGAGAGACGGCCGCTTTCATATAGGCGATAACGATCTGCTGAAGATCCACCTGCTGGATTCTGCGATCAAGCAGAATGCGGAGGATCTGAGAAAAAGACTGATCAAGGTATCCGCTGGAGTGCACATAGACGGAACTGCTGCACTTCTGGACGCTATGACTGTACGGCAGAAATGGAATTCAGAAATCGGATATCAGCTGAAAAACACAGTGAGGTGAGGAATATGGGTTTTTTTGATTTGCTGTTTAAGAAAGAAAATAAACAAGCGGCAAAAGAGTATGATGGATATTTTGAAACGCTGACTGCATACCGGCCACACTTCACATCATGGGACGGAAAGCTTTATGAAAGCGAGCTGGTCCGAGCGGCAATTGATGCGCGTGCACGGCATATCTCCAAGCTGAAGGTTGAAATCATTGGTACAGCTCAGCCAAAACTGCAGACACAGATGAAATTCAGGCCAAATAGATGGATGACATGGAGCCAGTTCTTATATCGTGTCAGTACGATACTAGATATGCATAATACTGCGGTGATCGTGCCGGTATACAACGAGTATATGGAAAAGGTCGGTGTTTTCCCGGTGCTACCAAAAAAGTGCGAAGTTGTCGAGGTGGACGGGGAGCCATGGCTCCGATATGAGTTTGCTGATCGGAAAAAGGCTGCGGAGAAACTATCTTTGTGTACTATCCTTACAAAATTTCAGTACAGTTCTGATTTCTTTGGGGAACCGAATGACAAAGCGCTGAAGCCGACGATGGAAATGGTTCATCTGAACAATGAAGGCATTGCAGAAGCTGTGCATAATGGCGCAACATACCGCTTCATGGCTAGGATGAACAATTTCACCAAAACGGAAGATCTGAAAGAAGAAAGAAAAAGATTTACCGAGGCAAACCTGAAAACCGAAAAAGACAACAGCGGTATCCTGCTGTTTCCGAATACATATACAGACATTAAACAGGTTGAAAATAAAGCGTTTACTGTTCCTGAAAAGGAACGGGAAGAGATTCGCAAAAATGTGTATAACTATTTCGCGGTTAATGAAGATATCCTGCAGTCCAAAGCATATGGCGATGCTTGGACTGCTTTTTATGAGTCTGTAATTGAACCGTTTGCAATTCAGTTTTCGGAAGCAATGACATTCGCCACATTTACGGACTCCGAGATCCAGCGCGGTACTTATTTCATGGCGACATCAAACAGGATGCAGTACCTGTCCACAACTGAAAAACTGGCTGTCAGCAGTCAGATGGCTGACCGTGGGGTGTTTAACCGTGATGAAGTGCGTGAGATCTGGAATATGCCACCGCTCCCAGATGGACAGGGGCAGGCCTATACAATCCGCGGAGAATACTATCTGATCAATGAGGACGGAACATTTACGCGTGAAGGCGATGGGATAACAGGAGGAAATGACAATGCCTGAAATGGATAAAATCTTGAAAAGAATTGAAGCTGGCCATCAGTTCCGGCGGAATGATCTGAGGCCTGAATTCAGAGCGCTGGATGTAAATGAGAACAACGGCGACATGATTGTAGAAGGCCATGCAACGACATTTGATGAAGAATATGAGCTGTTCCACTATGACGACTGGAACGGTTACAGAGTAACGCTGTTTGAGGTGATTGACAGGAATGCATTTGCGGAGACAGACATGTCTGACGTGATATTCCTGTATGATCACCGTGGCAGAGTGATGGCCAGAAACAGAAACAATACATTGATAGTCAAGCCCGATAATATCGGGCTTTTTACTAGGGCAAATCTCTCCAGTTCAGATCTTGGACCGGGCCTGTACAGGGACGTACAGAATGGCTTTGTTGACCGCATGAGCATGCAGTTCACGATTGATGAATACCGGACCGAAGAGATCAGAAACGATGAAGAGAAGACGATCAAACTGATCAGAACCATCACGAAAGTCGGAAAGCTGTACGACGTTTCTGCAGTAGGAATCCCGGCGAATGATGGCACTGATATATCTGCCCGTAGCTATGCGGACGGAGTGATCCGCGAGCTTGAAGCGGAGCGACTTCAGCGGCAGGAAAAAGAAAAAAGAGCAAAGGCTCTGATGCTGAGCATCGATCTCAGTATGGAAAGGAAATGAAATGAACAGAGAACAGATTATTGCACGTCTCAATGAAATCCGCTCACTGCTTGGCGGAGATCTGACAAATGTCGATGTTGAAGCACTGCAGAATGAAGTCAATGACCTGAATGCAGAACTGGCAACAATCGAACAGAGAGCAGCAGCTGCACGTGAACTGCGTGATCGTATTGCCAACGGCGGCGGCACTGTGATTGCAACCAGCGCCACACCTGCAAGCACTCCGGCAAACAATGTCGAAACAAGAAATACACAGGAATACATGGAAGCGTATGCACGCTACATTATTTCCGGCGATCCGGCAGAATGCCGCTCTCTGCTGTCCGTAAATGCACCGGCAGCGCAGAATGGTCAGGTTGA